AGTTTAATTCTGATTTGACCTTTTTCTTCTTCGGATGTGTGAACACTGTCGATCACTTTACCAACAGTGTCCACTAAAGATCCGCCTAAAATTTTAGATAACATTGATTAGATGTATTGAGCGGCCACCCAACCGATAACTAGACCGATTACGAGCCATTTTTTCTTTGGATGTTTATCCCAAAGATCCTTTATCCATTTTTGCATTAGAATACCCCCTTAAAAGGAACTTTCTTAACCTGAACAGCATACTGTCCCTGTGTCTTAGATTTAGCAGGATCAGTAGGTGCACATTTAAAAGGCACTTTCGACTTATCTGTCATTTGATACTGACCTTTGTCTATACTTTTTTCTTTCATTTTTATTACCTCTTAATGTTTTGTCGGTTTTACGTAGTCTACCTTGCCACCACCTATGGTGTCAATTAAATTAATGGCCATTTCAGAGCCATAGTTTTCTTCATAGATAATTCGAGTTGTATAAAGCATGGCGGTTGCCATAATAATACGTTCTTCCTCTGTTAAAGAAGGTCGATTTATATAATTTGATAAATCATCCATATATTTTTTTAATTTAATCTCTGACATTACTTTTTTTTAGACATTCCCGCCTCTGATAAAGCGATAGCAATAGCTTGTTTGCGATTTTTCACCTTTTTCTTTGATTTACCAATATTTAACTTCTTATTTTTAAATTCTCTCATCACTTTTTCGACTTTTTTTTGTTTTTTGTTCATTTTTTAGCCCTTTTTTGTGTTTTGTAAGACGTTTTTAATTAAAGTTGCTTGTAAATTCTTATCTAAAGTTGTTCCTTTTCTATTTTTTTTCAAGGTTGCATATTTTTTCATCAATTGTGAACGAGTGGGAGCTTTATAACGTCTTGTAGTGGTAGACGTATTGCTTGCTGTTTTAATTTTAGTATCTAAATTGGGTGTTCGAATTGCCATACTAAGAGCCTAGCATGTTTTTTGCTATGTTAATAGCATTTCTCTCTCTCGATACTTCAATTTTTTCTTTGTCCACCTGATCTTTTTGTGCTAATCGAGCCAAATCTAAAGTTTGATCGTTTTGATCATCCTGAGTTCGTCTGATTAAATCAGCTTTTCTTATGTTTAATTCCTCCTCTTTGAGATTGACGAGGGGATCTTTCCCTGCATCAGGCATCATTTGTTTTTCTTCCTCTACTAATTTTTGTGTCAACTCCACAATCCGTTGAGCAATCGCTTTTTGTGATTGAGCTTGTATTGCTTGCATCTCTTCAGGAGCCATTTGCACCCCTTGTTGTTGTGCTTGCATCATCTGAGCCTGAGTTGCTTGTTGAATTTCTTCATTGGCCATTGCTGATATGTGATCAGAAATGTGAGCCTGTAAAACCATTAACACTGCCATATTATTTTTCACTAAATTGGAACTCATAAAAAATTGATGTGCTTTAATGTGAGCCATGTGATCTTGACCAGGAAATACTTGTAAAGGCATATTTCTCATGGCGTTACCATTTTCAATTCCAGGATCCATAGGTTGGGGTTGAGGTGGCTCAGGTAAAATTTGTTCAATGTTGGAAACTCTGAGGGCTACATACATTCTACGATACGCTTCTCGTAAATTATGTAATTGAGGAGCACTTTGTGCCATTTGTAATTGCGTCTGTGCCATAGCAATTCTTTGTGACATGGAAAACATGCTCGGATCACTGACAGGAATAATATCAATACGATCATCAAAATCTTGTTGTTTAATGGCAGGATTAACATTGCCGACACTGTAAGGATAAACAGGAGGTAAATAAATTTGAAAGGTTTTAGCCAGTAAACTAAATTCTTGTTTTTGAGAATTATGTAATCTTTTATGAATAGAACTAATGACCATAGTTCCTCGTTCCATGAGAGCTACAGTTGTTCCGACAGGAGCGTTTTGATTAATCGAAGCATCTCCAATCTTAGAATCAGCAACCGAAACAAATCTCTTAGCGGCATCCACACAGAAACCTAAAAGAGCAAATAAAGTTTGATCAGGTCCTTTATAAGGAAGATTAATTAAAGATCCTTGAATCGTGCCACTCGGTGCATCGACATCTCTAAATTCTCCTGGTTGTAAAGGTTGATCATCATCTCGAATACGAATGCCTCTCGCTTTAAAACCCGCTGGTAAATTGCTCAAGGTTCCCGCATCAAGGAGCTGACGCAAGGCTAAGGTAGCTGTCTTTGACAAACCACCAATCATGTGTATTAAACCAAAACCATAAAACCCTAAGCCCGGAAGAAACTTGTAATGAACAAAATAAGCTTTCTTTTTTCTTAACGCATCTCCTTGTTCATAGTTTCGATAGATTGATAAAATTTTGTTACTGCTTTCATCAACAGTGACAATGTAAGGAAGTTTCTGTCCGTCAGCATCTTCATAGCCTGGTAAATCTAAATAACAATGACACTCGTAAAGAGTATACATATCAGATGTATATCCTTTAGATTTAACACCCTCAATCGAATCATACTTATCTTGAACTTGATCATCTTCATTATATGGTCGAACATCAATGTCACGATACATACCAAAGATTTGTTTTTTCTTCAGTTCAATTTCATTCATCTTAATGATGTGAGTTACTCGCTCGGCATCATCTAAATAACTTGCACCATAAGGCACTACTAAATCTTCCGCAGGGACAAATTGAGATCGTGCTTTCTCTTCGGAAGAATCATAAAAAACTTTTCTAAAAGCAGATCCTGCCAAAGGTAAATAAAATAACATTTGATCAGTTTCTGTTTCATAATCTTTCATCACATACGTGATTTGATAGTTCATATAATCTTGAACACGTTGAGCTTGTTGCTCTAACTCTTCGTTAGCTTGACCAATGATTGCTGTTTTTACAGGACCATTAGCAGGAAGTAATTCTTTATAAGCTTGAGATTGAAATTGTACGGCTGCTTCTGCAAGAACGGGGTGCGTAACAGCAGAGGCTCCTCGAAATGGTCGAGTACGTTCTTCGTGTTTAAAACCTAATAAGTCTAACCCTTTTGTATATTGTGTTTCCCAATCTTCTCTCGAGGTTTTGTCATCTTCGATAGATGACATCAATTCAATCGAGATTTCATCTAATTCTTTATCGGATAAATATAAAGCTAAGTTGGAATTATGATCTTCTTCAGGATTTTCTTCATCCATAAAAGGTTGCATGTTTCCCTGATCATCTTCTATAAATTCTGTGACTTCTACTTCTGACTCAGGCTTTTGAATTTCTAATGGATCTCCTTCCACTTCAAATTTTGCTTCGTTTAAATCTAAATCAGCTTCTACTCTCTTGTCTACGGCCATTATGATATCCTTGTCTTTGGTTGTTTGTTTGGTTTCATTAGTTCAAATCCACGTGGTCGTACTATTCTAACGGGCTTTTTCTTTTTTACACTCTTTTTTTTCATTAGTCTTTCATATCTAATTCTGCTTTTCCTAAGCTAAATAAATATTCAGTAAAAGTAGGTATACCTAATGATTTATAAGGATCATAAGGGCCTTCTTTTTCTGCCTTAGCTCTTGCTTCAAGATCGGCAAGAGTAATTTGATCTTCTCCAGGTAAGGTTTCTATTCCAAACTTTTTTTCAATTTTTCTTCTACCTAGATCTGCTTCAGTAGTATCTGAATCATAAATAGTTGATGCCTCTGCTTCTGTAGGGAATAAAATTTCAAGACCTGCTCCTAAAACAGGGCTAAGAGCATATTTTGATCCAGCTTGAAGTAATTCAGAGGCTTGACCTGAATTTACAATTCCCATAATAGCTGAAGTAAAGGCTGCTATTTTTTTTGGACCTATCTCTTTGAATTTATTAGCTGCCATTGTTTTGGCACTTGCAGATGCAGTGCTACCTCTTAAACTATTATATACTTCTTCAACAATTTCAGGGGTTACTTTTTGATTGTAATATTGAGCTACTGCAAACTTAAGTCTGTTTGCGACTAATGTTTTAATTTTTTTCTTTGTGTAAGGTTTATCAGTTGCAGGATCAATTTGATTTCTTAAATCAACAGCAAATCTATCAAAATCATCCTGAGGTAGATTTAATACTAACTCATCAATGTAAGGATCAATAGAATTTGCAACTGTAATATATCCTTTATTTTTTTCGAGTAACTCTGTGATAATTTTTTTTGTGCCAGGATTTTTTGGATCAGGTATTTTAAAACCTTTTTGTATTTCTCCTTCTAGATCGAACGGAATAGTTCCTTCATTTATTAGCTCTAATAATTTAGGACCTGCTTTGAATTCAGGATATTTTAATTGATATTGTTTTGCTGACTCATTCATCAATGCAACCATAGATGTTCCTGATGGGAACTGTCCTTTTACTCTTCTATAATATTCATCAAAAGATTCTGCTTTGTCTGGTTTAGGAAAAATGCTCCCTGCTTTTAATTCATTCTCGATATATTCTCTTCCTCCTACTAAAGCTTTTTCTAAATCAGGGTATTGTGTAATAACTTCAGGTGGAATTATATCGCCAGGACCATATCCAAGTTCTTTTGCAATTTTAATGGCTTTTTTAGAATTAGATAAAGATTTAAAAGTATATCCCGCAGGGCTATCTGGCACGCCTAATTCTTTTACTCTAGCTTTTCCTACAGGAAAAGTTTCATCTGGAACTAAAACAGTGGATCGTGATGAAGGAAGTAAACCTTTTGTTTCATCAGCGACCTCGACAGGTTTTGAAAATATATCTACTTGTGATTGTAACTCTTCTTTAGGTATTGCATAATCTTTAGCTAATTCTCCAATAAATTTTTCAATTTCTTTTGTCATCAGTTATAATACTCGTAGTCCCTATATGTTCGAGAGTCATCCTTATAGTCATCATCTAACTCTACAAAGTTTCCAGCACGGTAACGCATCAATGCTTGTGTCGTACTGTCCACATAGTCATCGTGTTCCCCAAAAGGAAACGCTGCACACTCTTCGATCAACTCGTGAGCCCATTCATAATCAGGATAATAAACTTTGCCTGATTCAAAAATTGGTGCCACTGAGTTCACCCTTGTCAACTTATCATTCCCTCTACTAGGTGTAAAGTTCGATATGGGTATTCCTAATCGGTTTAATTCTTGTGTTAAAGGCATTCCTGACGCTTTCGCTTCAATAATACAAGTATCAGGTTCATAGTATTTATACTTCTCTAAGGCAATCTTTTTCAATTCAGGAAAGTCCCATCTACCTTTTTCCGCATCTAGTAACAAGACGCCTGTGCCGAGCATCCCTTCATTTTGAAAGACGGCCCAGGTGGTAATCGCACTATAGTCGGCTGTCTCTTTTTTCGAGTACGCTGTATCATAGGATTGGATGGTGTGCAAAATGGTGGGTAGCTTGGGTTTGTCCCAGAGTTTCCACCACTCTCTTTTTAAAATGGCTGTTTCTTCCGAAGTAGGATTTTGTTGATACTGAGCTTGCCATTTACTTTCACTAATGGCTGCTTTGACTTTTAATAATTCTTCGGCTTTCCAATACTCAGGCCAAACAGGATTACCACTCGGCATGATCGCAGGGAACTCAATGACTTCCCATTTATCTCCTCGATCACTTTTGGCTTGAGCTCGAATCAACTGACCTGTCAAATCTTTTTCCGACCAACGAGTCATAACGACCACAATCGCTCCGCCTGGTTGTAAACGCTGACGAGGACCGGAGGTGTACCACTCATACACATTGTCCATGGCGGTAGCACTATTCACATCTTGTTCGGTATGAGGATCATCAATGATTAACAAATCCGCACCACGACCAGTAATCGCTCCACCCACACCTGCTGCATAGTATTCCCCTCCATGATTCGTCTCCCAACGACCAGAAGCTTTACTATCCGTTGCAATCTTGACATCAAATATTTGTTGAAACAAACTATCATCCACTAAGTTTTTCATCTTACGACCAAAGCGTGTAGCGAGTTCCGTGTTGTGGGAAGTTTGAATAATTTTTAATTTAGGATTTCTTCCGATCATCCACGCAGGGAGAAGATAAGAAGCAAATTCTGATTTTGTGTGTCGAGGAGGCATGTTCACAATCAAGCGTTTAATTTCTCCTGACGCAATCTTCTCAAACTTTTCGGCTATCTGT